AACCTCTGGAGACTTTACCAAATGGAACAAGGTGGTAACAGCGTTCAGCAAGCTCCTGTTCAGACAGGAAGTCCTGTTTTTGAACAGACAAGGCGTGCTCAACAAGTTGCCAGTCCAATGGGAGTAGTCTCAGGGCAGAGTGCTGGGGGACAAGGGTCTGCAGAAGACATAATAATGGATTCAATGGTGAGTGATTACAAATCTAAGAATCCGTTTTAAAACCCCGTTTGTATGGGATATCCGCCTAGAGGCTTTAGAATCCGATAGGTAAGGATAAAATTAAAAGAGGTTTACTATGGCAAATGCTACAGTATTCAGTAATAATCAGTATAATACTGCTACTGGTGTTTCTCTTGACGATACACGGAGAGTCTTTAATTTTGGTGACAGAGTAGCGGAGTTAGCCCCACAGCAATCTCCATTCTTTGTTTATCTTAGTAAGGTTGCTAAGAAACCAACTAATGACCCCGTGTTCAAGTTCTTAGAGCAGAGACATCAATGGCAAAGACGGAATTTTAAAGTATCCACAGCAGTAACGTGGACCTTTGAAGCCGGTCCTACTATCGCAGATGCAGATAGCGACAATTTAGTCCTATCTTGTGATTACGATAAGTATGGGAAAATAAGTGGAAGTACAAGTGATGCAACAAATAATGCTTGTCATTATCTAGTTCCCGGAGCAGTGATTGCAATGGAAGATAGTCTTGGTAGTATCTATCGGTTTAGAATTGACGATGGTGCAACAATTGCTCACTCAGGAACTGATGGTAGTAGTGGTATAACCACAATAACTGTTTCAGGTGGTGGCGATGAAATTGTTCCACTTGATACTGCAACTTCTGGAACCTTAACTTTTCCTGCTTTAGCTAAAGGTCAAGTTATTGGTTCTTCATGGGAAGAAGGTTCTGATAGTCCAGCTGGCTGGCAAGATAAGATGTACGATAGAGAAGGGTATTGTCAGATTTTTAAAACTGGCATGAATGTCTTTTCTGGAACTTCTATGGCAACAGAGTATCGTGGAATAAAGAACGAGTATAAGAGAGTATGGCAGGATAAGCTCATGGAGCATAAGATGGATATAGAACAAGCTATGTTATTTGGCTATGGTTCTTCATCTAACGAAACGTCAACATCTACAGTCCCTGTAAGACAGAGTTGGGGAATGATTCCTTATACAACTTCTAACGGGAAAGTGTATAACATGAGTTATGCTTCATCTGGATACGATGCTTTTTTGGATGCAATGGAAGATTTCTTTGCTCCGGAAAGTGGAAATTCAGGGAATAAACTTGTCTTAGCTTCCAGAAAGGTTATTACCTATCTGAATAAGCTTGGTAATGGTTCATTCTTGAACAACTCAGTTGGTGCTGACCAATATCGACTCGATGTAAATAGTATTCCCGGTAATTTCGGGCATACAGTAACAAAGGTGAATACCATTTTTGGCAATTTGCACTTTGTAGCCGAGCCTTTATTGAGAGGGTTGCATGAAGATTACTGTATTGCAGTTGATATGGGTAATGTAGCCTATCGACCGCTTGCTGGTAATGGAATAAGTCGTGATACTTTCATTGAAACTAATGTACAAGATAATGGTGTTGATGGACGCCAAGACCAAATCATAACTGAGGCAGGTCTTGAGATTAGTCTACCAGAAACCCATGCTGTACTTAAATTCGCATAAGGAGGTATAGAAATGGCACAATTATCAATGATAGGTGAAAATACTGTTACTGATGGTACGCACTATATTACTGATGCTTCGGTGTATGGTACATGGTCTTTTGCAGGTGATGAAGGGGGTTTAGCTGTTTTAAGAACTGATATCTTAGACCCAGCTGATACTGATGCAGCACTTGTAAGTCCGGGTATTCCGGGAATTATGGCTGCTAATAGAAAGTTAACAGTTGGTTTTAATACTACAACAGCTGGAGCAAATGTGGAATCTGATTTTGGCATTCAAGGCTCTTACGATGGTAAGAATTGGGCTTTGGCAGTAGCTGAATTAGATGCTGATGTTGAACCTGATTCAACTGGAATTCAACAGTATGAAGTTGATTTAACTGACTTGTATTATCCTTGGCTAAGGTTAATATGGAATGACGGAACAGACGATAATACTACTTGGCAAGGATACTTTTTTGTATCAGGGCTTAAGTCTGGTGTAAATGTTTCTGCATTGTCAGTTGGCGGCGTTGGTGTTGACCCATCATAAATCTTAAGTTGACGAGGTAATAGCGTCATATAGGGATTATAAGTTATGGGGGGCTCGATACCCCCCATGACTACTATGAGTAAGAAAAAGAAAATTGTTTACAGTTCGAGTATAGGCGAGCCTTATAATGGGGTTAAGCCTGATATTAGACGTAAAAATAAGAAGAAGAAATAAGGAGATAAAATGTCATCAAAAATAGAAAAGGGCTCATTTCATGTCCTAAGTCATGCAACCGTTGGAGAGGATTTAACTATTGCAGATGGTAATGTTACTATTACAGGTGCAACTAAAGGGATTGTCCATGCTAATAGCGGAACTAGAACTCAGGATACAAGTGCAACAACAGCTGTAGTATTAAATGCAACATCAGGTGTAATAACAACATTTGCTGCTACACTAGCAACTAATACGGAAGTACAATTTACATTTACTAATAGTACGATACAGGCTGATTCAGTAGTTCTTGTTAGTATGAACGATATGAATACTGATTCCAATTCTCATTTATTAGTAACAACAAATACTATTGCTGCTGGTAGTTGTATAATCAATCTGTTTAATTGTGGTTCAGGAACAGCAACAGCAACAGCTTGCATGGTTCACTTTTTAGTGATAAATAATAGCTAATAATAATGGCTGCTACTTTTGACGCGAGGCTAGTCGACTTAATTGGCGACTATATGTCTAAACTAAACGACAATCATGAGATTGATTTGCTAAACGCAGCAATAGCTGAGGTTATAGATAGTGTCCCGCCCGAGTTATTGTTGAAGTATGCAGTAGCCCCTATTACTTTAAACAATAGTACTACTACATGGGTAGAGGTAGAGGGGAATAAGGTTTTACTTGTTACTAGAAAAGATGCAGGCAGTGTAGATAGAACATGTGAATTGGTTGGGATACCTGCATTTAGTCAAGCTCAGGATGATGATAGCATATATAAAGCTACAAGTCATACTCCGGTATCCTGTTTAACGACGGCTGAGGGAACAACAGTATTAGATGTAAAACCAATTACAACAGATACTGAGACTGCAAGTATCTATTATTTTACCTATCCTACCACGAATCAAAAAGAGCGGACAGATACTCAGTTAAATGATGCGGGTATTCCTACTCAGTTATTTCATGCAATTGCTCTAAGAACTGCTACTACAATGCTTCAAGCTTATCTTAGTGATGCAATTCAAGATGACGAAGACCAAGAAATAGTTGCGATGTTACAGGCTCAAATTGGTAGTTTAGCATCACAATATGGAGCTGAAATGCTAAGATTCACACAAGGAACATTTACTCAAGGAGAAGGTGATGACTCAGCTTGAGATGATTGAATTGGTTAGGCAGCATCATGAGCATCTTGGTGAAACTGAGATTAGGAAGCTTCTTGACAGGGCATTGGCTGACTTTGCTGCTAAGACTGAGATATTAGAATCTAGTGCAACTTTTTCTACTGTAGCTGACCAAAGGTATTATACTCTTCCTGATGAACTATTAAAAATTAAGAGTGTCTGGTATAATGATACTCAAATCCCTCAGTTAATTGGGAAGCCTAGTATAGATGATTCAACTTCGGAGACATCGTAGTGGCTACTAGTACAACAAGACAGAGATATTGGTATTTAGACAAGCGTCGTATTGGTATAGTTGAGAAGAGTAATAATGCTACTACTCAGGAAGCTGTTACTACTGATTATTCGTCTATTAGCGTAGCCGATAAAACAATAAGAGTTTATGGTATTTTTAAGCCTGATGCTTTAAATAGCACCCTAACTGCTGATGATGACCCAGCTTTAACTGAGATACCAGTGCAGTTTCATGAGGTTATAGTGACTAGAGCGATAGCATCCGGATATAAAGACCCGAGGAATATGCAGATAGATATGGCTACATACTTTGATGCTGAGTATGATAAAGGATTAAGGGAAGCTAAGAAATTTTCAAAATCAAGATATAGGAGTGGGGCTGTTATAAGGCCCTATGATTTCTAATGCCGGGAACTACTTGGACTAAAGAAGGGACTAAAGGGTCGTCTGATACTACATATTCAGCCAGTGATATCCTTTTAAAAAGCGATGACCCAGATATCATATTAGATATTAACACTGCTTCATCTTCTAGTAGGGCAGAGCTGAGGTTTTCTGAGGAAGGGACGCAGAAAGGATATATAGGATATCATAAGGGAGATAATGTTTTAAAGATTACCACTACCCATGCTGGACAAAATGAAAGTATAGCAATTATTCCTAATGGTACAGGTGGGGTAGGGATTGGGACTGATACTCCTGCAACTACCCTTCAAGTAGTTGGGAGCTTTACTACTGGATTAGTGACTATAGCAGAAACAGATGTTATTACAGCAGCTGAACATGCTGGTAGAACAAACCTATTAGGTGAAGTTGATGGAAATTTATTAGTAACATTAACATTACCTGATGCTACTGGAACTGGTAATGTGTATAAATTTATAGTTAGTGTTGTTAATACATCTAGTTATAAGTTTGTTGCTCCCGATGCTGATAATACTATTGATGGACAAATAATTATTACTGATGCTGATGGTACGGCTGCTACATCTTTTGTAACGGCAGCAACTACTGATACTATTATACTTAATGGTGGTACATCAGGGGGAGGAGCTATTGGTGACTATATAGAATTAACTGACATTGCTGCAAACCAATGGGCTGTAAGTGGAATGGTAACTTGTGCAGCTGGAAGTAATATTGCAACTATGTTTAGTGCAACTGTTTAATGAAACTAGAATATATAAATAAAAGATTAAAAATAAGGAAGAAAAGATATGAGTGACCTAAAAATAACTCACGCTGGAACAGTCCAGACTCAAGACAGGCAAGGGCCAATGAATCCATGGGCTCCATTTGGGCAGGTTGGGTCAGTGTATACTACTACTGGAGATGAAATAAACCCTCCATTGAATCAGGTGTTTGTAGCTATTACAATGGTTACTGATTGTACTTTTGACAGTAGCGAAGGGCTTATAGCAGAAGATGCTGCAAAGTATATAAATACAGAGACTGCTGCTCACGATTTAGCTGGTGCAGCTGAAACTTCTGTACAGGGTACTGGTGGACAGGTAGTGGATTCAGTTGAGTTTCCTGCTGGAATGACTATCTATGGTAGATGGACAGAAATTGATGTTGCTTCTGGTTCTTGTGTAGCTTATATAGGCTAATTAGATGCTTGGTTTAGGGTTAATAAATAAGCCCAAGATAGATGCTGGTAATATTTTAAGACCTGTCAAGGACGGCTTAAAGCTGTGGATGCCCTACAAGAAAAAAGGTGGCGAAGTCCAATTCGTAGGCACAGGTTCTACCAGTTTTGATGGTAGTGATGATTATGTGGATATAACTGGTGTTATTTCTTCTCTTTCTTCAGCTATTACTGGAACTATAATGGCTTGGGTGAAACCTGTAAGCGGAACAACTGAAGAATATATTCTAAATTTTGGCGATGCTAACGCAAATGAACTTATTGGCTTTAAAGTTATGGGTGATGGTGATTTGCTCGTTCAAGAAAATATTGGTGGTACAGGTCAGTGGCAAGTAAGAACCGATTCTGCAGCGTTTAGTAGTGGTGTCTGGACTCATATTGCTTTGACTCAAGATGGGATAGAACCTGTTATATATATTGATGGAGTAGCAGTAGCACAAACAGTGACTCCAACCACTGACAAAACAGTGTGGTTTGATGATACAAGCGGATTGGATGATGGTCGTATTGGAGCAAAGTTATCAAACTCTGGTTATGATTGGTTTACAGGCTCTATCAAAAATGTAGCCATCTGGAATCGTGCTTTAACTGCTACAGAAGTTCAGAATGTGATGTATAAGACATATGCAGAAGTATATGGCAGACTTGCAGATAATCTTGTGAGTTGGTGGGCTTTGGATGCTACTAATTTAGGTAGTGAACTAATAACGAATGGTGATTTTAGGGATGATTTAACTAACTGGAAAGCTACTCCCATAGAATATACAGTTAGTGTTACAGAAGATTATTATCCCATAGGAAGTAGTAAGGTTAAAGTGTCACGTCTAGCTGTTGGCGGTGATGATGGTTATTTTGGAACTCGCCCCTCTGGATTTAGTTTAGTAGCTGGTAAATCGTATCAATTAAGTTTTGATTTTGTACCAATATTTGGTGTTCCTCCAAAAGTAACTATAAATGCAGCTAGTTTTTCAGGGACTGTAAGAGTAACATTACATGCTGAAAATTCGTTAACGAAAGGTAATACATCTTCTACATTTACTGCGACTCATACTGAAACTAGTTTTCTTAGTTTTTTTAATACAAGTACTAATGCTACAACCTATACATTAGATAATATAACTTTAAAAGAAGTTCAAATGGAGGACTTAGAAGGTTCTAATGAAGGCTCTATATATGGTGCTACAATAGATACAGATGTTTATGGGGGAGACACACCTGTAAAGCCAAGAGCCATTGATAACGCACCTACAGTACAAGCAGATGCGATTGGAAGTGGGAGTGCTTTGTTTGATGGTACTGATGATTATATATCAGTTGCAGACAATAGCGATATTCAGATAGATGGTGACATGAGTATTGCTTTTTGGATGAAAAGAGTAGATACAGCAGGTGTAGCAGATGGATTGGTGGTAAAAAGAGATGGTGGTGGAACTAATTACCAATTAGATGTGAATAATTCCGATGGAGTAAGA